TTAACGAGATAATAGCGAACTTGCCGGCGCCGTATTACCGTGATAATCAGGCGGACATCGTAATATATAATGCTGATTGCAGGGAGATACTGCCGCAGATACCTGAGGGTAGTGTGGACTTGGTGCTGACCGACCCGCCGTATGGGAACGGTACAGATTATATCTCTTATGAAGATACTACTGATAACTTAAAAGAGATGGTCAGTCAGGTATTTCCCTTGATATTAGCTAAATCACAAACAATACTTGTAACCTGTGGAGTGGCGAATATAAATATCTACCCCACACCACGTTGGATACTGAGTTGGATAAATAAGGCTGGCACAGGTTCAGGGCCGTGGGGGTTCTGCTGTTGGCAACCGATATTAGCTTATGGTAAAGACCCTTATTTATCGGCAGGACTAGGGCGCAGACCAGATGTTATTGATAAAAATGAGATAAGCGGCAAGTTTATAGAACACCCTTGCCCTAAACCTGTTGACCTATGGCAATTGATTATACTCCGGGGTAGTGTTAATAAAAGTGATTTAATCCTCGACCCATTCCTGGGTAGTGGTACAACCGCCTACTGTGCCAAGAAACTGGGGCGCAAGTGCATCGGTATCGAGATAGAGGAAAAGTATTGCGAGATAGCCGCCAAGCGTTTAAGTCAGGGTGTTCTGGAGATGATAACACACTGAAACCTCCTCACTTTGTATCTGGAATGAGGAACTATATTTTAGTACTTGACATTTGTTTGAGACTGTGATAAGGTTGACATTGTGGGTAGTGGTGTGAGAAGAACACCTGTAAACCCCTTATGGTGGGCCGGGACTAACCCGGCCTAAGTGATTCAACAGCTCGTCAGAGATGGCGGGCTATTTATTTAGTGGAGGTGCGGGCTGGAATGATAGCAATGGAGACCGGTTACGGGCAATGTTATAGCGATAGTACCGCTACCTATTCTCCTACTGATTATGGTAGCAGCAGAACTGACACCTATGATAACTACTATATCGCCGTAACAGACCCCAATACACTAGAGTTACCAAAACTAGAAGACCCACAGCCTCCCATATATAACCGTCCTGTTTTAATAGTGGAGCCCAAATCAGAATCCATGCAACGGCAAATCCCGTTTCATAGAAGAATATCACCAGCGTCTTGGGCTGGTAAAAATTTCCATAAACATTAAATTAGACCATTTATCGGAGGTGCATACTGGAAGTCGTTATCAGGACAATCAAATACCGCAAGCCGGATGTCTTTTATTTATATCCATTCTCTGACTTGCATTTAGGCTCGATTGATTCTGCGGAGACCGCTGTATCCCATAAAATCAAAGAGTGCGCTAACAGGGGCAAATATGGGATGGCTCTGGGGGTTGGTGATTATGCCGACTGTATAACCAAAAACGACAAGCGGTTTCGCATGAACGGGCTGGCTGACTGGGTAGAGCCGGGCAATATCGTAGATTCTCAGCGCCGGAGGACGAGTCAGATATTATCGCCACTTGTTGAGCAGAAGCAGTTAATAGCCCTGGGGACAGGCAACCACGAAGAGAGTATACACAAGTTCCATGATGACGACATTGTAAGGAATCTGTGCCGGGACCTGAAGGTTCCATACGCTGGCTATCAGGCATATATCGTTTTAAGGTTCGAGCGTGAGAACTCGAACGAACGCCACCAGTTACTTATCCATAGCTGGCATGGCTCGGGTGCTGCCCAAACAGAGGGGGCACGGCTGAACCGTTTAATCCGCCTGGTCAATGAGATTGAGGCGGATATTTATTTAATGGGACACCTACATGCGATGACCTCGCATACCCCTGATAGATTAGTCTACCGCAACGGCAGGATACGGAGCATGAAACTGGCAGCCACACTGACGGGCTCCTGGTTAAAAACGTATAACCAGCCGGAAGAGGGCGAAACATTAGACCCCACTTACGGCGAAGAAAAGGGATACAAGCCGAGCCGTATCGGGTGCCCGGTATTACGGATCAAGCCGAATAATTTTAATGACCCCCGCGAAGATGTGGTGGTGATAGAGAGTTGATGCGAGTTATCTACATAGCGGGTCCTTACCGTGCTGAGACCAAAGCAGGGATAGCACATAATATAAAACACGCAAGGGAGGCCGCTGTCAAGATGTGGCAAGAAGGATATGCAGTCTTTTGTCCCCACATGAATACGGCGTGGTTTGACGGTGTAGTGCCCGATGTTACGTTCCTTTTGGGTGACATAGAGATATTGTCTAGGTGTGATGCCATCTACCTGCTGAAGGGATTCGATAAGTCGGTGGGTGCCCGGCGCGAGTATGCCGTAGCACGTAAGTTAAAACTTGAGATAATCTTCGAGGGATTAAAGGAAGATTTTTGAAGATTGAGACCATAGAAATCAATAAGATAAATCCGGCGGTCTACAACCCCCGGAAGGACTTGAAACCCGGTGACACTGATTACGAGAAGCTCAAGAAGTCCATATTGGCCTTTGATATGGTGGAGCCGCTTGTCTGGAATAAGCAGACGGGTAATCTGGTAGGCGGCCACCAGCGGTTAAAGATTATAAAGAGGTGGCAGGACTACACGGGGCGCGAGGCGGTGAGGTTAGATGACAACTGATGAACTTAATGGCTTATCTAAAAAAAGAGTGAACACAGCCGAGAAGATAATCAAGAGCCTGGGCGAGACGCACGGGCTGTTATCACTGGCGGCGCACAAGGCGGGGGTATCTTATACCACCATGACACGCTATGCCCGGGATTTCCCGTCTGTCAAGCAGGCGGTGAGCGATGCCAAGGAGTCCATGCTGGACTTTGCCGAGGGGAAGCTATACGAGAAAATCGCTAAAGGCGATACAGTCTCCATACTGTTTTACCTCAAGACGCAGGGTAAGAAGCGGGGCTATGTGGAGCGGCAAGAGGTTACCGGCGAGGGTGGCGGGCCTGTTACCTTCAGGGTAATATATGACACTGGTGACGATGCCTGAATACAAAATCAAATTAAGATATCCACACCTCAATCAGCAGGGAATAAGGGAGAGCCAGGCTAAGAGGAAGGTAGTCAGGGCTGGTAGACGTGGCGGTAAGACTGTAATAGCTGCGACTATATGTGTTGACAAGTTCCTGAAAGATTTAAGACCTTTATATGCTGCTCCCACCAGCGACCAACTTGAAACGTGGTGGTTTGAGGTTAAGAAGGCTTTAGAAGAGCCTGTCGAAGCCGGTGTGCTCAAGAAAAACGAGACCGAGCACACGATAGAACGTGAGGGCACTAAAAACCGCATCAAGGGTAAAACAGCCTGGAACGCGGACATGCTCAGGGGCGATTATTCAGACTTCCTTGTGCTGGATGAGTACCAGTTAATGAGCGAGGATGCTTGGGAAGTCGTAGGCGCTCCGATGTTATTAGATAACGACGGGGACGCCATGTTTATTTATACACCTCCGTCATTACACTCTCGGTCAGTCAGTAAAGCCAGGGATCCGCGCCATGCAGCCAAGATGTTTAAGAAAGCACTGGCTGATACAAGTGGCCGGTGGCAAGCCTTTCACTTCGCCAGCCAAGCCAACCCTCATATTTCGGGGGACGCCTTAAAGCACATCACCGAGGATATGTCGCGGTTGTCCTACAGGCAGGAAATATTAGCTGAAGATATAGAAGAGGCTCCCGGGGCATTATGGACACGGGAGCTAGTGGCTAACAGTAGAGCCGTTAAATATCCGTCTTTAGTAAGGGTTGTAGTTGGAGTTGACCCGCCAGGTGGCAGGACGGAATGTGGCATTGTGACTGCTGGATTAGGGGATGATGGGAGAGGTTATATTCTCGAAGATAGAAGTTTACACGGTTCGCCTGCTACATGGTCGGAGGCTGTATTGACTGCGTATAACCGGAACCAAGCTGACAGGATAGTTGGCGAGGTTAATTTCGGTGGTGACATGGTGGAGTCAACCATCTTGCAAGCTGCAAAGTCTATGAATCAGATGGTGAGTTATAAGAACGTCCGGGCTTCCAGGGGTAAAGCGGTCAGGGCTGAGCCAGTGGTAGCGGGATTTGAACAAAACCGCATTTATCTTGTTGGTGAGTTCCCGATGCTAGAAGAGGAGATGTGCACGTGGATACCAGGCGAGACAAGGGAATCCCCTAACAGGATAGACGCTATGGTTTGGGCTATAACCGAGTTGATGTTACAAGAACCCGAGGAGCAGGAGACTATTATCATTTACGATGCTATGCAGGCGGTCAGGGGGTTAGAGCTATGAAGTGTAAGTTTTGTGGGGTGCAAACAAATCGGGCAAGTGTTTGTGGTAGTTGCCGAACTATCATATATCATATAAGAAGACTCGCGCAGCCTCAAGATAGATTACAAACTAAGCATAATGACAATAATTGGGCGATTGCGGAAGTGGCCCGGCAGTACGAAGGGGGCTCAATAGACGATGAGTAGAAAAGTTAATACCCGTTCCAGAGAAGTTTATCCACCTGACGAACTGGCTATGATATTCCGTGAAGCCTCCAAGAGCGTAGCTGATGCGTTATCTCTCGAGGACAAGGGTTGGATTAACATGAGCAGCGGCACCTCTATAGGGATACCGGCTAACGAGCGGATAAACAATCTCAAACAGTCACGGACTTTTTACACCTACGACCCGCTGGCTAAGCAGGCTATACGCCTGTGGACGGACTACACATTTGGCACGGGCATGAAATGGAACGCGGATAACGATTCGGCCAAGAAGGTGATGGATGGGTTCTGGAACGCTAAAACTAACCAGTGTTGTCTGTCAGCCCGGGGGCAGCGCAAGTCCTCCGATAAACTACTGGTAGATGGGGATATATTCTTCGCCTTATTTTTAGGGGCCAAGGGTGAGTCTACCATCAGGTGGATAGACCCGCTGGAAATAACCGAGATTATCACGGACGTAGACGACGTTGAAGATGTCAGATATTATAAAAGAGAGTGGAACGACGCCCAGGGTAAACCGAACACTGACTATTACCGCAGTACTACCAATATTAAAGATAAGGCGGCATTGCCTCAGACGGGTAGCGCCGTTACTAGCACACAGGAGGCACTAGTTTACCATGCGGCCTATAACACTATATCGCAGCGTGGCAATCCTCTACTACTACCGGCCCTACACTGGATAGAATATTATCGTGAGTTCTTAGCGTCACGTATAGCTATTATGATCGCGCTGGCAAAGTTCGCATGGCGGTCAAAGGTCAAGGGCGGCTCGTCTGCCGTTAGTAATATCAAGGCCAAGACGAACGATAAAGAGATAGCCGCCGGGTCGCATCTGGTGGAGAACATGGGTGTGGACACGCAGCCTATCAAGACGGATACCGGGGCATCGAACGCTTACCAGGACGGCAAGATGATTAAGTACCAAATCTGTGCTGCCGTAGGTATCCCCGACCAGTATTTCGGTGATATATCTGGGGGTAGCCTAGCTACTGCCTCGACGGTAGAGTTGCCGATGATGAAGATGTTCCAGTCTTATCAGGCAATATGGAATGACATATATCAGGATATTGACGAGGTGGTGCTGGAGTATAACAACGTGCCTCCGGATAAGTGGGTTATAGACCGAGACTTCCCGGCGATAGCGCCCGAGGACGTAGCAGCGGCGGCCACTGCTCTGACACAGATATTAAACGTTATGCCGGAACTGGGAACGACTGACGAGGTAATACAGATAGCACTAATGACGCTGGGTGTAAACAACACGGCGGAGGTGCTGAAGAAATTAAGCAAGATAAGCCAGGAGTCCGGTGGGAACGTAGACGCTGAGTTGCTGCGTGTGGTGAAGCAGCTAAAAGAGGTCTTGAAGAAAAAGGAGTAAAAGATGATATGTCCTAAGTGTAACGGGAAAGGGTTCATAGAACTGGAGCACGGGATATTCACGCGGTCATGCCGAGAATGTAAAGGCACAGGTGAGGTTGGAGAAATTATCGGTCTGGATATGGTTAATAACCCCTTATTATACGGGATAGACAGTTATATACCACCGGAGGCGATAGAATCAATAAAACTACCAGAGGGGTTCGATTTAGGGGGTGTAATTGACAGTAGTAGCGGAACTGACACAGATAATATCACTACTCGAGGCGGAGATACCAGCCTCGCCGCGATCCCCCAGAAACAAAAAGCTCGCAGTAAAGCTAGAAAGAAAACTCGCTGAGTATTTTGACAAGCTGGAGAAATCCTTCCCTTATTATCTTCTAGGAAAATTGTATAGCGAGTATGTAGAAAAGGAATAAATGCCACTAAATAAAGACATTGAGAATATACTGGATCCGCTGTTAGCCACGTTTAACGAGACCCTAACCACTACACTCGACGGGCAGTTAGCCGAGGTCTATCTATCCGGTCAGGCTGAGATGATAACCTGGGGTAAGACCAAGGGCGGCATTCCGATAGCTTATGAAGGGCCACCAATAT